GCGCTGGGCACGGCCCTCGAGAAGCTGGACGAGATGGCTCACAAGGCCGGTCTGAAGGTGGACATCCCGACGATGCTCTACCGGCACAACGTGCCGACACTGGAGTTGACGAAGGCGGAGAAGGAAGCGGTCGAGAAGGCTCAAGAGCCTGCTGGCCCGCCTCCGCAGCCGCCCAAAGAGCCTCGGTGGAGCGCGTGTTCGTGATGATCGCCGAACACCAACACGCCCAAGAAGTTGAGATGGTCTGCGAGGGATGCGGCGCTCCGTATCCCGTGCAGGGTCCGGTTGACTGGCACAACATACGTTCACGTGAGTTGGAACAGGCGAGAACACATCGACTGGCGTGACATCGACAACTTCGTTGACCACGTCGTTTCGCACCATGCACGCCGGCATGGGCGAGTTGCGGTCGTCTTCGACTGACGAGGAAACAATGCAATTCAAGCACACGTCCCCAGTGGCCTGGGAGGCGGCGGGAGGCGTGCGTCCTGCGCCAGCGACCATCCACACTTCGGCCGGAGTCGCCGGTCATGAGGGTGGGCAACTCCCAGAGAAGGCCGCCTTCGAAGTCAACGACGGCGAAGTCCTGGCGATCGACCCGGACGCCATCGGCGCCCTGTACGGCCGCTTCGACTCCGAGGAAGTCCAGGTGGTGGGCGGCTCGGGTGTCCTGACCATTCATGGGCCCCTCGACCATCACGCCGGCTACTGGTTCGACAGCTACGACGCAATCCGCCAACGCTTCGACAAGGCCATCGACTCCGACGCGGAACGGTTGATCCTCAAGATCGACTCCCCTGGCGGATACGTCTCCGGCTGCTTCGAGCTCGCTCGCTACATGCGTCAACGGGCTGACGAGAGCGGCAAGCGGCTGATCGCCTACGTCGACGGAATGGCGTGCAGCGCGGCCTACGCCATCGCGTGCGCCTGCGACGAGATCATCGTGCCGAGCACCGGCCGCGTGGGCTCAATCGGCGTGATTCGCGTCGTCGCGGACATGACCGCCATGGCCGAGAAGGCCGGGGTCCAATTCCACGTCATCACCAGCGGCAAGCGCAAGGCTGACGGGCACCCGTTCAAGCACACGGACGAGGAAGCCATCAAATCGATGCAGGCCGAGGTCGACGAACTTGCCGGGGTATTCTTCTCGTGGGTCGCGGAACGGCGCGGGATCGACATCGAGAAGATTCAGAAGCTCGAGGCCCGGTGCCTGATTGGCGACTCCGCCGTCAAGTTCGGGTTGGCGAACAGCGTTGGGTCCTTCGACGACCTGACTGCGTCGCTAACGGCGGGCGCAAGCCACGGCGATGGAGCGACAGCCATGAAGGTGGAGATCAAGATCGGCGGCCTCGAAGACGTCCAGGCGCTTGTCGACACCATCGACAAGGCGCTCGACAAGGGCGATGAGCCCGCCGTCGAAACAAGCATTCAACCGCCCAGCAATGGCGGCAAACCGGGCGACGCGGCTGCGTCCCCACAGACAAGGAGATCCATCATGGATCGAGCGATTTTCGAGGTCTTCGGACTGAAGGAAGATGCCCCGGAAACGGCACTGCTCGCGGCCGCGACGAAGATGCGGGACGAGAAGGCCGAGGCCGAGGGGGAGCGCGGCGAACTGTTCTCCGCCATGGGCGTCGACAACATCGAAGCGGCCAAGGGCGCCATCGAAGCGGCCAAGGCCAACAAGAAGGCATTGGACGAGGCGAACGCCGAGCTCCAGGCCGTCAAGGACGCCAAGCTCGCCTCCGAGCGAGAGGCGTTGCTCGCCCAGGCGAAGGAGATGTACCCGCCTGCCACGATGGAGAAGCTGTCCGAAGCCTCCATCGACTTCGTTCGGGCGTACATCGACATGACTCCGGCGTCCGCCGCGGCCCCGTCGGAGAACGACAAGCTGCCGACCGAACCGCCGGTCGACGAAATCACCCTTACAGCCGAAGAGCGCCGGGTTGCAAATGCCCCTGGTGGCATCGGCGAAAAGGCCTTCATGGAGGAGAAGAAGCGACTCCGTGACATGGCGAATGGAGGTGCGCGATGACCGCCACCACTTCGGATCGGAACACCCAGTACAAGCAATTCGGAGTCGACGACTACGACGTCTACCAATCCACGTCGATCCCATCCGGCGTCATGGTCGGCGTCAGCACCAGTCACGGCTACGCCGTCAATGGCGCGACTTCCACCGCGATGCGAATCGTGGGCGTGTCGTCCGCCGCGGCGGACAACAGTTCCGGCTCGAGCGGCGACATCAAGGTCAAGGTCAAGGCCGGCAAGTTCCTGTTCGGGAACAGCTCGGGCGGCGACGAGATCACCCAAACCGAAATCGGCAGTCGTTGCTACTGCGTCGACAACCAAACCGTCGCCAAGACCAGCGGGTCGGGCACTCGCGTCGCGGCTGGCATCGTCGAAGGAGTGGACGCGAACGGCAACGTTTGGGTCGCAATCGGAGAGTTCAACGTTGCGTCGGACGTCGTGACCCTCACGGGCTCCGAGACGCTGACCAACAAGACGCTCACAAGCCCCACGATCTCCGACCCGGCGATCACTGGCATCAATTCGCCGAAGATCGCCGATGCGTCCTTCACCGCGAACGATTGCGCGTTGGCAGTCGCAGGGGCGGATTCCGGCGGCCACTACGTCATCGACACCACGGCCGGCGCGTCGACCGTCTCTCTCACCGCTGGCACTGGCCTGGCGGCTGGTGACTTCTTCTACTTCGTTGCCGACGGCACGAAGAACGGCCACACGGTGACCTACCGCGACGGCAGCACCAACATCTCGGCCGCGGCCACTGCGTCCAAGCGGCACATCACCAAGATCTTCTACGACGGCACCAACTTCTACTCCCAGTTGGTCGTCGGCCCGTAGCCCAACCCGCTGACCGCTACCGAAGAGCTCGCCTGACGGCGGGCTCTTCGCATTTGGAGAAGAGCAACAATGACTCTCATCAACCCGTCTCTCCTGCAGGCGACCCGAATCTCGGTCAGCCGCAAGCTCAAGGACGCCTACGATGCGGTCCCGGCCGATGCGCTGTGGCACACGAAGTTGGCGTCCGAAGTTCCCGCGAAGGGCGGAGGTATCAACCACTACCTCACGCAGCGGATTCCGCGGCTTCGTCGGTGGACTGGCGCGCGCGTGGTGAACAACGTCAAGCGCATCGCGCAGCAGATCCTGGTGGCCGATTGGGAAGACACCGTTGGCATCAACGTCAACGACATCAAGGACGACAACCTAGGCAGCTACGATGAGATCATCGAGGGTCTAGGCCGTGCCGGGCGTATGTGGCCGAACGACGTCGTCTACGAGGCCATCACCAACGGCAGCACCGCGCTGTGTGTCGACGGGCAGCCGTACTTCAACGCATCGCACCCGTTGGAGGTTCCCGGCGCCGCCTCGACGCAGAGCAATCTGCACACGTCGATGGCTCTCACCGCGGCCAACTTCGAAACGGTCGTCACGCGCATGCAGAATCTGAAGGGCGAGGACAACAAGCCGCTCGGCGTCGGCATGGGCAAGCTCCTGCTCGTCGTGCCGCCTGCACTTCGCTCGACGGCGAAGATGATCCTCAGTTCGGACCAGGCTGGCTACCTGTCCAACAGCAGCAGCACCGCGAGCGATTCGAACCGCAACAAGGGAGAAGCCGACTACCTGGTGATTCCAGACCTCACCGCGAACTCGGCATCGACCTGGTACGTGATCGACCCGAACCTGCCCCTCAAGCCGTTCCTGTTCGTGGTGCAGGAGAAGCCGGACAATGTCGTCTCCAAGGATCGCCCGACGGACGACAACGTGTTCGACCTCAACGAGGCTGTCTACGGTGTGAGTGCTCGTGGCGAGTACGGCTACGGCATGTGGCAGGCCGCCCACAAGTGCACCGCCTGATTGGCTGTCGCACTTCTCCGAGTTGTGTTGTTTGGGCATTGCCCCGGCAAGCGGACCGAATCCGCTCGATTGGTAGTTCGCAATGAGCGAAGCAGTCAAGATTCGTTGTTTGGGGTCGCTTCGAACCCATAGTGGCGGTATGGAGCCGCGCGAGGCTTTCTGGTCGGCCGGCATCCGATGGCCGGCCGAGGGGATGGTCGTCCGCATCGTGGACGATGAGCCCACTCCCACAGAGTTTCTTCGTGCGAAGGCGGACAAGTTCGGCAACCTGCAGATCGAGCCGTCGAGTTGTCCGGAGAACGCTCCGATGCCGATCATCCCGCGCCAAACCGCACGGTGCGTGTGGAGCAACGGCAAGCTGATGGTTGCGCATGAAGGCCACAAGTACGAGGTCAAGACTGAACTCGACTTGCCAGACATGGACTCCGCGTTCCAGAAGTGGGCCATCGATCGGCGCAACGCGCTGTTGAAGCGCAACGAAATCACCGTCTCCGCCTACGCACAGGTCAAGCGCGACTACCAGTACCTCGCGGTGGAACACGTCAGCGACCCCGTGGCGGAGAAGCCTGCCGAGCCTGACCCGGCCCCCGAGCCGCCACAACAGCAGAACCGCCACCAAGGCAAGCGTCGCTGATCCATGACCGCCTACGCCACTCGAACCGAACTATACGCCCTGGGCGTGTCGGACGAAGCTCTCACGGATGTGAGCACGACCGACCAGGACACGGCACTCGAGTCAGCGAGTCGGACGGTGGACAGCTACCTTCGGGGTCGGTACGGCACGCCCTTCCCAAGCCCCTACCCCTATGAGCTCCGCGAGAAGACATGCCACGTTGCGGCGTGGAACCTCATGTCGACCCGCGGATTCAACCCGTCAGGTGGCATGGATGAGGCCGTTCGGCTTCGCTACGAGGACGCGATCAAGTGGCTGACGAACGTCGCCCGCGGCGTCGTGGTGCTTGACAACACAGCAGACGCCACACCGAACAAGCAAGAGGCGGCGCCGCTCATCTCCAGCGATACAGCAATCGATTGGGATGCCTGACGGCGGGACGTCTGATGCTCCGCGTGAACGTCAAGGGGGTCGCAAACGTCAAGCGACTCGCCGATGGGCTGCGCCGAATCCCTGGGTTCAAGGACGAGCTGGCAAAGGAATTTGCCGAGGACGCTGCGGGCAAAACCAAGAAGTCCATCGCGTCTGGTCGAGACCCCTACGGCGGCAAGTGGCCGAAGGGCGACACGGCGGGCCTACGCAGGCTCGCTTCCAGCGTCCAGGCACATGGCCGATTCTTGGTGCTCGCGCACCGCTACATCAACGTGCATCAGAGCGGCGGCACGATGAGCGGCAACATGCGGTTTCGGTCGCGTGGCCGGTGGCGCCGGGCGCGACAAGTCACGGTCCCTGCCCGCCCGCTGATGCCCACCAAGGGCATGCCGCCCCGGTGGCAATCGTCCTTCCAGACCAAAGCTCGCAAGACCATCAAAGCTCGAATGAGGCTCTGACGTGTTGTCCCAGAATCTCGCCGCGGTAGAGGCCGAGTTCTCAAGCCTCACCAACGCGCCAACTTTCCACCTGGGCGACAAGTACCTCAGCGACCACGCGAGTCCCCCCAGAGTCGTGTGGGTCCCGAAGGACGAGCCGACCGCGCCGGGGCAGCTGAACAGCGAATCGCTGTCTCAGCAGTACAAGGCGATCCTGACACGCAAGTCGACGGTCGAGGCGCATGTGTGGGGCGCGTCGTTCAGCCAGACCGAAGCGATTGTGCACTGCCTCTGCACTGTCTGGCGCGACCTGTTCCGCGGATGCGGAAACGTCGACTCGATTCGCTGGCCGGAGAAGGACGAGGTTGGCTGGATGGCAAAGGGCCATGTGGCAATCGTTCAGGCCCACGTCGACATCCCGGTCATGGACCAGCTCGTCGACATTCCAGACGCGGCTGACGCAGCCGAGAACGCAGAAGCCTACACGACAGTGACAGTCGTGGAAGGCACTCCAAGCGCAAACGAAATCAACCTCAGTCGCGGCAACGTCGAGATCGACCAGGACCCGACTGACTGACCACCACGAGGTGCAGTCGTGAGCAAAAAGGAAGAGCCGGTGGCCGCGGCTGCCGAGAAGGATAGTGGTGCGCCCGAAGAGAAGCGCAAGATCTTCAAGAGGGCCGACGCGCCCGAGTGGCTGTTGGAGGCCTGCAAGGTCCCGGACAAGCCGACGGAGAAGGAATTCAACGAAGCCTTCGCTGCCAAGCAGAAAGAGACTCTGCCCACGCTCATCACCACGATCGAGAACTGGGCGGAGTACCTCGAGACCCCCGATTGGCTGTTCGAAGCAACGAAGGTGGCATTGGGCGGCGCCGAGGGACGGGAACTGACGGAAGCGCAGTACCTCGCAGCCTGCGAGCACACCGCCAACACGCCAATTGGCTACGTCGAGACCCGGCACATCCGCAAGGCGCATGCCGACGTCGACCCAACGGATCCGAAGGCAGTGGCCGGCTACGCCGCTGACCACATCCGCAAGAAGGCAGGTGCCAAATGACTGTCCCCTCCCGGCAAATCAGCCCCCAGGACGGCGGCAACGCGGTCACGCGCGGGTCGGATGGCCCGCGCTTTGCTGTGGTTGGCAGCGCGTCCTCTGGCACCCGAAACGAGCCGTATTCGGCCGCCTCTCCGGCCTCGCTGAAGTCTGTCTTCACGTCGGGCCCGGCGGTGGACCTCGCATGCAAGCTGCTCGAGGATGCCGGCGGCACCTGCATCTTCACCCGCACAGACACGACCACGGCGGCGACAACCACCGAGGGCGCGCACTACCAGGACGCAACCTCCACTGGTGACTGCGCCCTGAGTGGTACGGCTGTCAACGACTACCGAATCGCGGTCGAGATTCTCTCGGACGGCGACCTCGGCGTGGCGACGTTCAAGTACAGCTTGGATGCCGGCCCGGACGATACCGACGAGGAACAGCGCAACTGGTCGAACCCGATCACGGTCCCCAGCGGCGGGACCTATGTAGTTGGCTCCACGGGGCTGACGTTCACGTTCTCCGGTGGTGCTTCTACGGCATTCAAGGACGGGGACACGTTCTACTTCTCTGCGACCGCGGCGTGTCCAACGCTCGCCGACCTGAACACCGCGCTCGATGCCATCCGCACGAGTTCGTACGACGTGGACTGGGTCCACGTCGTCGGCGAGTCGACCAACGCCATCATGGCGGGCATCAAGACGAAGATCGACGCCTGGGAGACGACCTACAATCGCTACTCGTTCGCAGTGCTCGAGGCCACGGACGTGGACCCGGTGGGCACGGTGTCGAGCTCCGGCACGACCCCGCCCACGCTTGCGGTCACTGGCATCCCGCTCGAGTCGTGGGATGTCGTGGTCACGGTCGAGACGGGCGGCGCGCTCGGAACGATGACGTTCAAGTACTCGACCGACGGCGGCGACACGTACAGCGCGGAACTCACGTCGACAGCGGTCACCGGCATCACCGAGATCGGTGCCACCGGCATGATCTTCACGTTCGCGTCAGGCACCTACAACGCCGACAACGAGTACACGTTCTCGACC